TCGCAAACTGTTGTATCTCCTCATTGTACTTTTGTTTGTATAAATTGTACATATCTTCTGGACCCTTAAGGAAGCTAAAACACTCTGTTAGCACACCATGCAATAGTAAACTTTCTTGATTATTGGATAAATAAGTCGCTGTTGAACTGTTAAAGTGTGGTGGATCAATAATATAATTTATTTGTATGCTTAAAGCACCAGATGGTATCGGTGCTATTATTATTGTTGAATCGTCCCAATTAGCGTAATACTTAGGTGTTCCTGTTGCATCGCCTGGATTGAACTCAGATATAAAGCTAGTGTCTCTTTTTTCAAGAAATATTCTACTACTACTACTTGTTACTTGCACAGATCTTAAATAAATCATGTCTTCTGGCATACTTACAAATCTTTGAGAGGCAACAGTCGTAGATGTTTTATAAGCTCTTAAATCGTCATAATCGACCTTACCAGCTATGTCTAATTCAATGTTACGAATAAATTGATCAATCAATGTGTCTGATAAAACATTAGAATCTACCTCAGTGTAGTTTCTAACTTGCGTTAAAAAATTAGCGTGTGTGATACTCATGATACACTCACCGTTACCTCGCCTACTTGCATATTCATCTGACGACGTTTGTTTTGTTCATCTGCGCTATCTGGTACACTTTGTGAATCCGTATCAAAACTTGCAAATAAGGCTGGGTTTAAATCAACATCTGTTGGTGCACTTTTTAAAGGTCTTGGATTTTGTAGGGCCTCTGCATCAGCAGAATGATGACGTCTACGAATTTGTGGATGTTTAGACTCAAACTCTGATTTATGCACGAATGAGCCATTCCATTCTTTCACCATTTCTCTGTACGGAAACTCCATACCTGATCTATCAGATATCGCTTTTGCATATTTTCCTCTAGCGTACGGCATTTAGTTCCCCTGTGGATAGTAATTTTGCGGAGTGATATAAACAGATGTGCGTTGCCCATCCTCTTCCAAAGCTCTTTTTAACTCATCTTCATAAATAAGTTTATTCTGTTGAACCAACTGTGGGTTTACTTTCATAGCTAAATAGTAAGCTAGACCTGCACACATACAGGGTAAAAATCTGTAAACAACATCTGCTTGCTG